CGGCCTTGCTTCCCGCCCCGAAGGGTTCGTAATCTGGCTTACAACTCAATCCGACGAAGCCCCCGCCGGAATCTTCAAGCAAAAACTCGACTATGCCCGTGGTGTTCGGGATGGCAAGATTAATGATAATAGCTTTCTCCCCGTTCTGTATGAGTTCCCCGACTCATTCCTGAAAGAAAAAAAGCACTTAGACCAGAAGTATTGGTTTGTGACCAATCCCAATCTTGGTGCGTCGGTTGATGTGAAATTCCTTGAGCGGGAGTTTTCTAAGGCGCAGGAGGCGGGGAATGAGAGCATGTGCGGGTTCCTTGCCAAGCATCTTAATGTAGAAATGGGGATGTCCCTCAAGTCTCAACGGTGGGCCGGAGCCGATTTTTGGGAAGCGGCGGCAGGGGAGGTCACTCTTGATATCATCNTGGAACGGTCAGAGGTTGTCGAGATCGGCATTGACGGCGGTGGACTCGACGACCTTTTGGGGTTGGCTGTTATTGGCAGAGAGGCCACTACAGGTTTATGGTTGGCATGGACCCGCGCGTGGGCGCATGAGATCGCACTTGAGCGCCGGAAGAGTGAAGCCCCAAAGTATCACGACTTTGCGAAAGATGGCGACCTGATTATTGTCGGAGAGATCGGAGATGACATCAAGCAGGCCGGGGATATCGTCAGGAAGTGCGACGCCTCGGGGCTCCTTGACCGCATAGGAGTTGATCAGGCAGGAATAGGCGCGATTGTCGATGAACTTGAGGCCGGAGATGAAAAGGGCAACGGTAAGATAGAGCACGACCGAATTGTGGGAATCCCGCAGGGGTGGAGACTCAACGGAGCAATCAAGACTACCGAGCGAAAGGTGGCCGAGAAATCCCTTATTCATGGGGGGCAACCTTTAATGAACTGGTGCGTCGGGAATGCACGGGTTGAACCGAGGGGGAACGCGATTTCGATAACGAAACAGGCCAGCGGGACCGGGAAGATCGACCCCCTTATGGCCGTTTTCGACGGAATTAGTTTGTTAGCGATGAACCCCGAGGCGAAGTCCACGCGGTCGGCCTATGAGGGCAAATCGCTTCTGGAAATCCGGGCCATGAGGTTATTCTAATTACATGAATTTACTTGACAACACCGTGAATTTAAGCGATAATTCGATTATGAAGAGGGTTGATTGGTGATAAAAACATTTCAATATAGATTGTATCCAACGAAGGCTCAAGATTCCCTTTTGCGGAATACTATTGAAACATGCAGAAGAGTTTATAATGATTGCTTGTCTGAACGCAAATTAACTTTTGAGTCTACCGGCAAAGCTATCACCAAGTACGAACAGCTCCGCCATGTGAAGGACATTAAAAATACCAACCCTTACGCGAAGGGAATACATAGCCATATTCTTCAGGTTGCAGTAGGCGATTTAGATGGGGCATTCCGAAATTTCTTTCGCAGGGTTAAGGGTGGTGGCGGCAAGCCGGGATATCCACGATTTAAGAGCAGAAATCGCTTTAACAGTTTCGGATTAAAGGAATATGGCAATGGATTTAAAATCGACGGCAGGAGGCTTAAAGTCTATGGGATCGGTAGAATCCGTGTACGTTGGCACAGAGAACTCCCATCAGAACCGTCAACCTTGCGGATCACCCGTAAGGCCGATGGTTGGTACGCGTGTTTTTCTTGTGAATGTGCCCCGGAAGATTCCTTGCGCACAGGGAATAGTATCGGTATTGACGTTGGGATAAGCCATCTAATCACCGACAGTAATGGAAATAAAATAGATAGCCCAAAATGGTACAGAGATGGGCAAAGAAAATTACGAGTCCTCCAGCGTTCCGTATCCAGAAAGATGATCGGCGGTGCTAATAGGAGGGAATCTTCCGCAATTCTACAACGATATCACCTAAGAATCTCAAGGCAGAGAAAAGATTTTATAAATAAAGTGGCACGGGGGTTGATTGAAAACAACGATCTCGTTGCTATTGAAGATCTCACAATAAGGAATATGGTTAAAAATCGGCACCTATCGAAGAGCATCATGGATGCAGGGTGGAATTATCTGGCAAAAAGACTATGCGACAAAGCGGAAGAAGCTGGTCGCACGGTCGTTAAGGTTGACCCCTCCAATACATCTAAGATGTGTTCTGGTTGCGGTAATGTGCTCGGAGGGATGACGCTTTCAGATAGGTGGTTTTTATGCCCACATTGCGGACTATCTCTCGATAGGGACCACAATGCGGCAATAAATATCTTAAGGCGGGGGATATTAAGACTAAATGGGGACGGACGGTTCCCTTGGGCGCAAAGCTCCTTGATGCAAGAGGGGTTAGCCCAAAAAACCTCAGAGGTTAGATTATGAGGAGCGTCACCGAAACAGTCTTGTTTGTGGGCGGAGTAGCGGATGGGCAGAGATTCTATGTCGAAGGCAGTGAGCCTGAAATGTGTGTTTCAATAATAGGCAGCGGTAGGTTTCGCTTATTTATAGGATTGGATAATCCCATCTCTGTCGAGAAATCAGCCTATCACCGCCACTATCTCCGGGATGTCCGCAATGGTAAGGAATCGCCTGTCTACCTCATCTCCACCGAATCCCCCGACAACCTCATCCCCCTCTTGATTGAGGGCTACCGGCCACAGAAAGAAGTGCAAATGAAACTCAGGGACGGCTCTATCAAAAGCCCGGTTTTTTGTAAAGATTGCCGGCATTTCCCCGACGGGCTTAGGCATATAAGTGATTGGGAGATCAACAGAAGAAGTGTTGATTGTGAATTAGCGGAAACTCTATCTTATGTAACGGGCGAAAAGGGGCATCGAAAATGTTCCGATAAAAACTGCGACGGCATGTGCAGAGATTTCGTCAACCACATCAACGTAATTCCCGATACGGATTTATTAGAAAGAGAGGGCCGACTTGGCGCGGCGTGTGACGGCAGTAGGGGCCGTAAAGAGGTGAACTGTGCTAACTGTAAGGCATACAGGAGGAAAGAATGATTGAATTATCCGATGCCGCTGTCTTTAAGATGGGAAAAATCATCACAAGCCAATATTGGGCGATGATCCATTTGCGGCAAAAACTAAGTGCGGCGGAAAATACAAATTACATTCTGTTGTTTTGCATTGGGATACTTGTGGGTTTAATTATTTGGGGGCCAAGATGACCGACATACTCACCGGCTGGAAAGAAATCTGTGAATATTTGAAAGTAAGCGAGAAGACGGCGAAGCGATATCGCAAACTCAGGGGCCTCCCTGTTACAAAAGACCCCGCCGGCCATCCCGTAATTGAGAAGAAATCTGCCGATAATTGGCGGATGCAAGAGCGCCCCGCATAAACTACCCCACATTGTCCCTTTTTTGTCCCCCTTCTGTCATCTGCACAGAAACCTTTTAATCTGTCACAATCCCATCAAAAGAGCAAGACTCTTATTCGAACACGAACAAGGTAGCCTGGTAATGATGTAAATGGCCCTGAAATCGGCAATTAATTCTATGGTTTCACTGGTAGGCGCACTAAGGGCGGCGCTGAGTTTTCGTGTGTCTGNGATTTGGAAAGCNTTNGANATNCGCGATCTTNTNGTTNTNGGCGGNCTCGGAATGCTCTGGTACGGCCTCAACATGCACTCCCCTGCCGTCGCATACTCAGTGTGTGGCGGCATTCTTTTAGTTGTCGGTCTGGTCGGTTATGTCTTCGGGGGTAGCAAATAATGGGCATCCTGTCGAACGTAATCAGGCCGATGGCGATCAGCCCCACGATGGAGCAAATGNTCCGGGAACATTTCGGCGGCGGGTCAACGTCTTCCGGCGTGGCGGTCAATTCTGATTCAGCTATGCGGTTGGCGACCGTCTATGCCTGCGTTAAGGTACTCTACCAGTCGGTTGCTCAAATGCCCTGTCACCTCATGGAGCGTGTTGGTGAAGGCAAAAACGCAATCACCAGAAAGGCTACAGACCACCCGCTTTACCGCATCCTTCACGACCAACCTAACTCGTGGATGGGCGCAGACGAACTTTGGGGAATGTCCGTCGCCCATGAGTCCCTTCGTGGTGACTTCATTGCCTTCAAAACGACGATCCGCGATGAGGTGCGGGAACTCCTTCCCATCGACCCATCAAGGGTTGTTGAAATTCGGCAAAATCCAGACTGGTCGATAATATACACCATATCTACAAACGGACAAAACAAGGAATATTCGCAGGATGCAATATTCCACGTTCGCGGCATGTCTTTGAATGGATACAGCGGGCTCAACCCCATAGCCTACAGCCGTGAATCTGTCGGCGTTGGGATGGCATACGAGCGCTTTAAGGCTGGATATTTCGGGAAAGGTCTGCACCCCGGCGCTCTCATAGAAACCGATAAGCCGATGAGCCTTGAGACGCGGAAGAATTTGGGGACGGCGTTAAGGGAAGAATATGGGGGATTGGCAAGTAGTCAAGGGCTGATGCTGCTTGATGACGGCATGAAGATAAAGTTTCCGGAAATCAAGCTCGTTGACCAACAATTCCTTGAAAACGAGAAGTTCACGCAAGCGCAGATAGCNGGGCTGTTCCGCACACCCCTCATGTTAATCCAAGCAGGCGACGCGCCGACGACCTATGCCAGTAGCGAACAGTTCATGCTTGCCTTTGTGACCCACGCCCTCGCGCCCATCGTCGTAGCCAGAGAAAAAGCCATTTACCGTAGCCTTCTGACGGAAAAAGAGAAGCGCCGATATTACGCCAAGTTTGAGATGCGTAGCCTCCTGCGTGGAGCATTTAAAGAACAGATGGAAGGATTCCAGATAGCCATTGATAAGTGCATTATGAACCCAAATGAAGTCAGGGGGTTACTTGAGATGAACCCATATTTCCCTGACGGCGAAAAATATGAAACCCGAACGAGTACCACAAAAGAACCCAATACCCCGGCGGCGCCGGAGAAAGGAGCGGCAAGATGAACTTCTCATACAGAACCGAACAGAACGCAAGGGCGGTAGCTGCCTACTGGAATACGCCGCTCGAAAAACGAGAGTGCCTCAAGGTTGAATCGCAGGCTGACGATTCCGCGGAATTGATAGTGGCTGGATATATTGGGTGGCCCTTCAATGACGCTGGCGATTTTGTCAAGACACTTGCATCTCTTTCCGCCAAAACAATCACGGTGAGAATTAATTCACAAGGCGGCGATATATTTGATGGTTTTCAGATATACGAAGCGCTGCGCCACCATAAGGCAAAAATCATCACAAGAATAGAATCGCTTGCTGCCTCCGCTGCGTCGATAATTGCTTTGGGGGGCGGGGAGGTGCAGGCATACAAGAGCGCGTTTTTTATGATCCACAATGCGAAGGCCGGTCTTTTTGGTGATCCAGATGAGCTTCGGGAGGCGGCTGAGTTGGTGGACAAGATCATCACGAACATGATTGACGCCTACG